AGTCTACATTAAGGAGGTAGAATGTTTCAAGCAATCTTAGGACCTGTTGCAAATCTTGTTGGAACTTATATTAAAGGTAAACAGGAAAAAGCAAAACTAAAAACTCAAGTAGAATTAACTAAACTTGAAGCAACAAAAAAACAAATAGAGAAGGATGGAAGCTGGAGTGAAAAAGCTATGGAAGCTAGTGCAGATTCCTGGAAAGACGAAGCCTGGACTCTTACCTTTATTTTAATACTTTTTGCTAGCTTCGTTCCTGCACTTCAACCTTATATGAAAGAAGGGTTTTTATTTTTAAAAAATGATTGTCCTGATTGGATATCATATGGAATTTTAGCTTCAATCGCTGGATCATTTGGACTCAAAAGCATAAGTAAAATAAGGAAGTAAAATGCAACTGTCCAAACATTTTAAGTTATCAGAATTTACAAAGTCACAGACAGCTGCTCGTCTAGGTATTGATAATACACCGCCAGAGGAAGTCATACCTAAACTTACTTTTCTATGTAGCCAGATACTACAACCGCTTCGAGAAAAAATAGATAAAGCTATTATCATTACTTCTGGTTACCGATGTGTTGAGTTATCTAAAGCCATTGGATCAAGTGAGAAAAGTCAACATTGTAAAGGCGAAGCTGTGGATATAGAAGCCTTGGGGATGTCCACACTTAACCTTGCAGAAATGATAATAAACCATTTTGATTTTGATCAATGTATATTGGAATGTTACACACCAGGAGATATGAACTCTGGATGGGTGCATGTAAGTCTAACTTCTGGAGAGAATAGAAAAGAGGTTCTAACCTACAACAAAGAGAAAGGATATGCCAAGGGATTGGTAATCTAAAATGTCTGAAATTACTGTTGGTAGGATTGGAGAGCTAATCTGTTGTTTACGATTAGAGGAGATAGGTATACCTAATGAGATTGCACACATCAATGGTTTTGACATAGCTGCACATTACAATAGTAAATTAATAAGAGTACAGGTTAAAGCTAGATCAGTTCCAGATACTCGTAGAAAAAATGTTTATATGTTTACTACATCAAAGGGAGCTAAAAAAAAAATTGCACTTACGAGAAAAGAGTGTGATGTCATCGGACTAGTAGCTATCCCAGAAAAACAAGTTATATTTATGCCTGTCAAAACAAAAGTAAATGTTACAGCAAGAGTTAGAATTTCTGAATATAAAAAGAAAAACATTGCCCTCATCACATGGAATCAGGCAATGCAAGTATTAAATTATTCTGATTGATCTGGACAAACCTTTTATCCTAGCAATCTTATTCTCGGTTTCTAATTTAGAAAGAGCTTGTTGAACTGCCGACCGAGTATTGTGTCCAAGTCCGTCAGCTATCTCTGCTTGAGTTGGAGGGAATCCATTGCTACTTGAGTAAGAGATAATGAAGTCAAACACACTTTCTTTTAACGATTTAGTTTTCATCTTCAAACCTCTTTATCTTTCCATCAATAGCACTAAATGTATCGTCATCATTTATCTGTCTTAAATAACTAATACGATCATTATTAATGCTAAAAAATTGTTGAATGAATTTTCTTTTTTCCTCTGGTCCTTTTTTATCGCTATCAATTATTTGATCCAACATCCTGTCAATGCCATCAATTAGAGCATTTGGATTATCAAACGATACTTTTTCACTTCCTGGGATTGATAGTGTCCATTCAGGGATATTAGACTTCTGTATAGCCTTCTTTAGTTCTTGGGTACTACCACTCATCTGACCTGCATTTTGTGATCTGGTGGCTTTCTCTGTGGCTTTTTTTTTCTTTTTGGCTATGTCCATCTCCATAGATGACGCATATTCACCACCACTTAGTCCAATACTTGATAAAGCTCTACCGATTGCACTTGTTTCACAATTTTCTACAGCAGAAGTTTTATTAACATAACCCTGTCCTCTAATTTCTTCTGCATATCCACATCCAATTATTGTACCTTCCAAGTCTTTGACCACAGCTTTAAAAACTATTCGCTTACCATCATCAATAACCATAGAAGTTTCTATGCCATAATTAAATTCGCAATGTTTTCTAAAGACATCAACTCTGTCTTGCACTTGCGTATATTTCTTACCACCTCTTTGCGGTACTCCTTGAGTCTGATTTAACTCTTGGATTTCATTCATCATATCTTTCATTTTATTCATCTCTGATTTCCTTTACTGTTAATTTTTCATATTGGGATTCTGGTTTAGCTGGAACTATCTTTTCTGGAGTAGCCTTTCTAACAATAGTATCTAGCGCAACCTTTCTATCATTGATTGTAATGTAAGAAACATTTTCAGATTTAAGAGTACCAATAATCTTTTCTCTGGCACTTTCTTTCAAATCTTTTTGTTCCTTAATTTTTTTATCACAGTTATCAAAGTCAGTAATTAAATCCATTACCTCATTACTCTTACTGTGATTAGTCCAATCAACAAAAGTTTTCTCTGGTTCACTATCATCATCGTAAGGAATGTCATCCTCAACTCGTTTCCAAAAATCCTTCACCGCTTCAACGATGGTATTCTGAATCTCTTTATCTTCTTCATAAACATACATATCAAATTTAAGATTAGGACCGAGCTTACCAATGATCGCCCACTTGTAACCAGAACAAAACATCTGAGCTTGTACTTGTAGTATGTTCTCGTAAGTTGGTGGACCAGAATTATATCCTTGAGTCTTTATTTCACAGACTCCAAAGCCTTCTAGGTCTACCATCTTATCCTCAAGCCTATCAAAGAACGGAAGTTTACCACCCTTGATTTCAAGAATACCATCCAGAGAAGCTGCCATCTTATATTCCTTTTTATGAAAACCTTCTTTAGGTATGTAAAGATTACAGGACATCTGACCCTCTTGATGAGAACATAACTCGTCAAGTTCATCGGATACCCATTCCCTCAATCCAGGCTCGAGGTACTGACCCCTCTTAGCTGCATTAGGTGCTGATGTAGAATCCATATGTTCAATCTCACCGAGTTGAATCTTTCTAAATTGGTAGCGAAGATATTCTCTGACATAGAAATTGTTTTTACCGAGGACAATTACACCAATCTTTGATGCTCCAATTTCATATCCATCATGGCTAAATTTATTCATTATCGCTGACATAAGGTATCTCCTGTATTGGGTTCATATGAAGGTTATAACACTCGTCATCATAGGCACAGCTTACAAGCAAGAACATATATGCCATAACCATAAATAAGACTAAAAAAAGTACGGAGGGTATGACCTCAAGGTACTCTTTGAGTTGTTTAATTATTTTATCTTTCATTCTTTCTCCTTCATAACACATTGTTGTTTATATTTTGTATATCCAAATACACTTAGCGATGGATTCTTTGGATCAGCTTTTGACCAACCCTTATCAATCCATACGCAAGTATATTGTCTTTCATTGTTTTTCTTTTGTACAAAGAAGTCTGCATTGCTCCAAGAGTACAAGTTAAAAACAAGTCCTATAATTAATGTTTCCATTATCTCTCCTAGTGAAGTGTTGATATTCTATCTAAAGCTCTCTTAACTGTGGAGGCACTCCAACTACAACCTCTGGCAGTTTTAATGTTACGAACATTTAGATAATTAGCCATACCAAGTAAAGACCTGGAATGATTCTTAGCATCGTTAAGATGAATCTGAACTTTAGATAAATCTCTCATAGCTTTCTGTTTTACAGCTTCAGTAGCTTTTGCTCTAGCTTTATCCATAGAGTTATGAACACCGAGTTTAGTCATCTTACGATTTGTGGATTTAGTAATGTAGTAACCTTTTTCAGCAATAGAAGTTTTCATCTCTAAACATTTTTCTTTTTGCTTGGCAGATAAATCCCTTCTGTATTGGTCAGACATAATCGCATTGACACCAAACATAATTCTATTTTTATCTTCAGTTATCTCTGGATTATTACACACCACTAAATTAAAATTTTTATTATCTCTGAACTTCATCATATCGTAGTCCAAACGACCTAACCTAGAAATATCAGCAGCTAGGATCGTTGTGCCTTTTGGTGCAGTTTTGAGAACAGAACCGAGTTTAGGTCTGTCAAGGATAGGCACTCCACCTGAAGTACCTATCTCCTCAACAAACTCAACATTTTCTTTAATGTTATTACGATCTATGTAATCATTTATGATAAACTTTTGCCTATCAATATCTGATTGGTCATTACTTAATCTGATGTATGCTACAATCATTATTTACCTTCCTTTGTTATAGGCATAATTGCCTTCTATATTTATAATATTATTATGATATATTGTCAAATGCCTACCTGTATTTTCTTGGATACCTTCCCCATACTAGTCGCAGGTAGGCACAGAAAGGATGACGATGAAAGGTTTATTTATTAGAATTGATCAAAAGGTTTACGATAGATTAAAAAAGGAATCTAAGAATAAAAGAGTTCCTATGGGTAGACTTGTAGAGCATTACTGTGAAG